AACTACAAGTCTGACGCGCATTGCTCACTCGGTCCGCGAAACTCTTAGCCCCAATCCTCCTCGGCCTCCCGCCGCACTGCCGGCGCCGTCGGATTCTTGAACTTGAGCCAGTCGCGGCTCCGACCGGGGTGGTAGCGCGAGCCCTGTCGCTTGCTGACAATGCCCTCACAGTCCAAAGCGCAGGCGTGGTTGAACACGACGTCGCCGGGTTCGTCGAAGGTGGCGTTGAGCACCAGTCCGGGCTGCGGCTTGCGCACAAGGCGCGCTAGCAGATCCTTGCGGCGCTCGAGCGGCTCGCGCCTCAGGTCCCGGCCATCGAGCTCGACCAGGTCAAACGCGACTAGCGTCGCCAGCCGATCGTGCCGCCAGCCGCGCAGCAGCTCGAACGAGGCCACCCCATCGGCCTCGAAGGCGATGGCTTCGCCGTCTATGAGGCAGGAGCGAGCCCGGAGCGCCTCGACGGCCTCGCGGATCAGCGTAAACCGATAGGTCCAATCGTGGCCGTTGCGGGTGAGCAGCCGAATGCCGGCGGCGTCGCGCCGGGCCAGCATGCGGAAACCGTCGTGCTTGATCTCGTGCGGCCGGCCGGGACCGCTGGGCGGCTGTCCGGCCGGGGCGGGAAGGCAGGGCGCGATGAGGCGGGTATGCAGCAGCACAGATCGTGCATGATAGGACATTGTAAGCGCGGAGGCGAGTCGCGCTACCGCGTCAGCAGCCCATGCGGGCGCACAAGGGCGCTGCCGCCGTTCTCGATTCCGTCGGGCTCGAGCAGGGCTGCGGCGACGCTCTGGATGGCGTTGGCGACGGCCAAGGCAGCGAAGTCGCTCGCTGCCGTCTGCATGACCGCGACCACCACCTCGGGATGCGCGGCGGCATAACCGTTGCCGAACACGCGGTCGATCTCCTGGCGGGTAAACTGCAGGCGGCTGATCGGGTCGGTCATGATTCCGGCGCAGGCTCCATGTTCGTCCAGTGCGGCCGGGCGCCGCCCTCGTGGTGGATCAGCCGTCAGTCGCTCGAGCAGGCGGTCGTGGTGAATGCGCGGCGCGCTGTTGCGGCCGAGCTCGTGGCCGTCACACGGCTCGTCGGCCGAGAATTTGTGGGTGAGGCGATGTTCATTGGCATAGCGGCGCTCGCAGTAGGTTGTCCTCCTCATAGAACGAACAGCTGATAGCGCGGCTCGGGCTTAGCCTCGACCGCTGTGGCGGCGCCCACCGCCATGGCGAGAGCGATCAGCGCATCGATCCGGTTGACCGCGCGCCGCTTCGAGAACCAGAAATTTCCCCACGGGTCGTTCTCGACCGCTCCCGACATCATCGCCGAAACCACAACAGGATTGCGCTTGATTCGAATGCGCCGCTCCAGGATCAGGGTCTCAAGCATCAGCTTCGAGCCCGGCATCCAAAGCCCGGTCTGGGCGGCCTTACGCTTGCCGCCCTGCGGGTGCTCGACGATGGGCAGCGTGAGCCCGAGGACGTCGAGCGCGGGCTCGAAATGCTTGCGGAAGCCGTAGCTGTCGTAGGCGAGTTCACGCACCGAATAGAGCGACACCACCTCCGCCAATCGCGCCGCCACATAATCGAAGCCGATCACTTTGCCGGGCGTCGCATGCAGGTGACCGTCCATGACCCATTGCTCGTAGGGCGCCTTGTCGCGCAAGCCGCGCTCGCGCACGGTGGCCGCCGGCGTCCAGGCCTCGATCCAGGCATCGAAGGTCGGCCGGCCTTCAGGATCTCTCCCTGTCTGCACGATATGCGCCAGCGCGGTCATGTCCTGCGTCGCCGACAAGTCAAGGCCGAGACAGATCTCCTCGCCGCTGTGCTCGGCAGGATCGAAGTCGGCGAGTACCTGCTCGAGCGTTTCGCGCGACATCCACGCCTCTTGCGCGTCGGTCCAGCGACAGAAATGCAATCGAAGAATGTTGTTGAGCTTGCCCGGCAGCTGCTTGGCCTGGCGCACCACGCCGGCGAGATACTCCTCGGTGACGGTGACGTTGAGCAGCGGATTGGCCTTGACCCAGCAGCTCGGGTCCTCGAGCGGATCGTCGGCGTCGTCGAGCGAGCAGACGAAGGAGAACGTCTCGTCATCCGCAACCTCACCGGTCGCGACCTTGACCGCGTGCTGGTGTTCTTCCCAGCAGACGGAGTTGCGGTCGGTGCCGGAGTTGGTGATCATAATCAGCAGCGGCTGGCGCCGAAACTTGAAGCCACGCTCGAGCTGCTCGAGCATGTGGCCGTCGCGGTGCTCGTGGAGCTCGTCGCAGAGCGCGCAGCTCGGCCGCGGGCCGCTATAATCTTCTTCACTGGAGATCGGTCGGAAAAACGAACCGGTCTGCAGGTCGGCCAGATTCCAGATCGGGTTGCCGCCCGAAGGGGTGAGCCGATCGCGCAGGTCCTCGGACTGCTGCCACATCGCTACCGCGTCGCGAAACAACACCATCGCCTGCGACTTCATCGAGGCGGCGGCGTAGACCTCTGCGCGCGACTCGCCGTCCGCCACCAGGCAGTACATGCCGATTCCGGCGGCAAGCGGAGACTTGCCGGAGCCCTTGCCCTGCTCGATATAGGCGCGACGGAATCGCCGGCGTCCATCCGTCCGTTTCCAGCCGAAGATCGAACCGATGATGAAGGCCTGCGAAGGGTGCAGCACGAACCGCTGGCCCTCGAACTGGCCGCCGGCCAGGCACAGGCCCTCGGCGAAGAACCGAAGGACCCGGCGGACAGCCTCCCAATCCCATTTCAGACCACGGCTCGAGCCCTGCTCGAGATCGCGCAAATGGCGGGCGCACGCCGCCCTGACGTAGGGCCCAGCCACCACCGTCCCGGCGATGACCGCCCTGGCCCATGCGGTGACCGGATCATCCTGTGAAGAACTGGCCGGCCCCGGTCGCCTTCTTGACATTCCGCACCATCCCTATGCGCGCGCGCGAGCTGGGGTCGAGCCCGAGCTCGGAGCCGAGCGACCGGTGCTCGCGCCGATCGGCCACCGTCCACTCGGCGCGCCGCTTTGACTTTTCGAAATCGGCCTGGCGTTCGCACCACGCCGCCAGCTTGAAACTGTCAGGCTCGCGCAACCAAAAGGCGATCCGCACCAGGTAATCCCACAGCTCAGCCCCCCGACCCTTCAACCATTCGGGCTTCACGGGCGGGTCCTCCGACATTGGCTCATCCCGTGGAAGCGGACGCTTGCCGGGATTGCCGGTCGCGAGCTTGATCAAGGTCGCCGTCGGCCGCTGTCCTCTCGTCGCCATAGCTCGATTCCGAACTCAGGGTTTTATGCGCGGCACCGCGCGCGAACGTGGGCCCCGGTTTTTTCCCACATGATGACTACACTTTTTGACCGCCCCCCGGGGTGTGTATAAGCTTGCAAAATTAGGGTCTCCTTTTGTCGATATCGTACGTCTCGAAAGTGCCGGCGCTCGGACGCCCGTGCGGATACGGCTGCCGCTTCAGGTCCGCCCACTCGAACTGCTTGAAGCCACTGACCGCGACCGGCAGCGGGAAGCGCGCGCGCATCAGTCGCATTGCAGTTGCGCTGTCGAGACGCAACTCACTCGCCGGCAGCCCTGCATAGCGCCACTCTGCCTCGAGGCTGCGCTTTATATTGATGTGGCACCAGCGGCAACATGGCTGAAGATCCGAATCGAGCGCACCTTGCCGATTGTCCGCAAGCGGCACGACGTGATCGACGATCTCAGTTGGCGTGAACAGCCCGACGGCCCAGCAACTCAAGCAAGCCGGATAGGCCTGCTTGAATTCGGCTGCGGTTTTAGCCCAGCGGGCGTCATAGCCGCGGGCGGCGGCAGAGGGACGCTGGTCGCAGCTACTCATCGTCGCACTCCTGTCGGTCCGAGCCGAGAGACTTGCGCAGCGCGTCGCGAATGATTTCGGAATGGGTCTTCTCCTCGCGCGCAGCAGCCGCATCGAGCTGGGCCCGCAAGCCCGAGGGCAAGCGAACGCGGATAGCCTCGGCGAATCTGGTCGTGCGCATGGTCCGCAATGCTGTCCCACATCGCGATACAGGTCAACCACAATGTGAGTACCACGTTATGGTCCATTAGCTGCGAGGCGGGAAAGACAAGACGCAGCCGGATGGCGGCAGCTCGGGCGCGGAATCCCGCAACAGCCCATGAAGCTCCCAGAAGATAGCGTTCTGCGCCGCGCTCTGGCGACCAGGCAGGCAATGATCGCGCGCCCGCTCCAACACCTGCGGCAGGACCTCTAACGAGCGTTGCGCATGCGCTTTCATGCACTCTTACATAGCGCCGCAACTCTACCAGCGATACTGGTCCTGCGCGGGAAAGGAGCGACCGCGGCTTGCGCGGCATATAGGGGTGACCGCGGACCCGCGGGGCGGAGAAAAAGGCAGCGCGTGGTCACTGGTCACGCTACCTCGACCCTACCCTATACAGATATACATAAGGCTATCTTATCCATTTTCGTTAGACTTATGGGGTTAAGCGTGACCAGTGGCCATTCTCTTTTGAAAATCTATACGCTGCAACCACTTAAGCCGCGCAAACCCGCAAATGCATGCGGCCGCTATCGTGACCATCGTGCCCGTCAGTCTGCATTTTCCCCGTCTTCCCCCTCTGGCGGCTTGTGGCCCGCCTCTTTGAGCTGCGTAACGATGTCGACTTGCCCCGTGTTGATGACACGCACCACTCGATTTTCCGTCCGGTCGAGCGCCGCGACGATCATCGCCTTGTCGGCAGGGAGCCAGCGCCGCCGTTCCGGCTCGGTGCGCGCGTAGATGACCTCCTTGCGCTTGCGGTGTCGGATGCGACCGTCGCGCAACCGGTAGGCGTTCTTGGCGACGGTGTGCAGCGCCTGATTCGACCAATCGCCGCTCGCGTAGTCGCCGAAGTAGCCGATCAACCTCTTCGCTTGCGTCATCGTGAACAGCGGGAATCCTGCGAGGGCATCGATCGCCGCTTCGTAGGCGTCCTCGATCCTCGACTTCCCCATCCCGATCATCTCGCGCCGCCCGGCGAAGGGCGGCGGCTGACCGTACGGATCGAAGACCTCAGTAGGCACCGCCGGCGTCATGAGCAATGCCTGGTAGAGCGCGCCGACGTTCTCCGATGCCGCGATCCAGGCCCTAATCTTTACGGTCTCCTCTTCAGTCATGCGCTTGCCGCAGGTGATGACGCTGAACCGCCGGTCGTCACGTGGCAGTTTCACCACATCCCGGTGATTCGTCGCGATCATTGTGCTCGTTGCGGACTTCTGCGCGTAGGCGTGCTGCCCCTTCGCCTCGAAGCGCCTCCGCTGCGTCGGCGATGGATCGATGACGTTCTTCAGTGCGTCGTAGTGCAGACGACGCTGCGTCTGCTGGTGCCCGTCCTCGGCGACCGCCTCGTTGACGACGGCGAAGAGCGCGTCTGCCATTCGAGCATTGAAGCGCGCAGCCGCTGACGTCCCCGTCAGCTCGCCGAACGTGCACGGCACGACGTACTCCGCGCCGAACAGCAGCTCGAGGACGTCGAACAGCGTCCCGCGGCCGGTTCCGAACTCCTCCGCCACCATGATGACGGCGACCATCGGCACCCACGGCCGCCGCGCCTTATGGGCGAGCCAGTTCCAGAGCCACGCCCGCTCCGCCTCGTCTGGAACGAGGCGCGCGAGGAAAGTTTGGAAGCTCTCGATCTCACCTCCGCTCGTCGGGTGCGCCGGCGGCCAGTAGCGGTTGAAGACGGTCAAGCCGTCCTCCTCGAACGTCGGCCGCGGCCGGTCGGGGCGGGTCTGGATCTTGTCGATGTGCGCCCGCTTCATCCAATCGTCGACGACGGACCTCGTCTTGATTCCTCCCCTCGGTCCCGCGCTCGTGAGCGCGTAGGGCTGCATGAAGCCCCTCAGGCTCGCGAGCGAGCTCAGCTCGCCGTCGACCAGCGAGATGACGCCGCCTTTTCCCATGAAGGCGCTCTTGCAGTAGGCGTAATTGACCAGCATCCAATCGAGGGCAGCTGCGAAACATGCCTTCTGCGCCGCCTCTACCGCGTTGGCCGGGAGCGCGGCGTAGTTGGGCAGCGGCGGCGGCGGCACACTGTAGAGTGGGTTTCGCATCAGCGGGTGATTGCCGAGGCTCGCCAGGAACTCCCGGTCGGCCCGGCTGATGGCGTCGCCGTCGAAAGTGGTCATTTGAGCGGGTTCCTTTCTCGCAGCTGTTCCAGGAATGCGAACAGCGCCGACGGGGCTCGCTCGCGCCGGTGCCAGGTCGTTTCCGTCATGGTGTCGTAGATGCCGAGGCCGTGGCGGCCCCAGTTGACAAGGTGCGAGTCCGTCCGCCTCCGCGTCTGATCGTGGAAGCTGCCCGAGCAGCGCACCGTCGCCGTCACGTCGCGCCTGCGCGCGAGGCGCTCGAGCTCGGCGACCGTCATCGCGCCGTGGTCGTGCGTCTCGATCACGGTGTCCGCATCAAGCTCGAAGCATCGGGGCGAGCGGCCCCGGCTTGCGCTGGTCTCCTTCAGGGTGGTGAGCCCCGCTGCCGCCGCGATCTCATCGAACAGGTCGCAGGCCATCCCGTAGGCCGCCTGCGGCAGCACCGGCAGAGACGCCCGCGACGTCGTCGCCGGCGAGGCTCCGCCGGCGAACTGGTAGCTGTCGACTATCTCGCCTTGGCGGTTGCGGTCATGCGGCCCATCGATCGCGAACTGCCGCGTCCCCAGCGAGCCGAAGCACTCGATCATATGCTTCGGCACCGCAGGGTCGTCCGGGTCGTCTCCGCGGTACCAGCGCCGCGAGGCCAGTCGCCGGAACGGCTCGTCGGTGCGCGCGATCCAGGCTTCCTTCGGTCCGCCGGCGTGGCGCACGAGGCCGCGCTCGAACAGCTCGGGGAACCGCGCGTCGAACGCGTCCGCCAGGGTGGCGACGAGGCCCGCGTCCTTCACGTCGACGTCGATTACCGCCAGGTCGCCGTCGATCTTCAGGCCGGTCGAGGTCAGCGCGCTGCGGTCCCACGACAGCACTTCGGCCTCGTCGACGATCCGCGTTGGCCAGCCCGGCTCGATCGCCTTCTTGCAGTCGTTCAGCAGCGGCTGGTAGCCATTCCGCAGCATGTCGAGGCGGAAACGGGTGCGCGCGTGCATCAGATCTGCTCCAGGTGCTGCCGGAAGGCTTCCTGTGCGCTCATCTTGTTGAGCACCCGGTTGCGTTTCATGTCGTCGACCGTGCCCGCCGCGACGCAGACGTGAATCGTCACGTGTCGCGTCTGCCCCGGTCTATAGATGCGCGCGATTGCCTGCTCGGTGAGCTCGGCCGACCAGCTCGGCGACAGCCAGGCCATGCGCGATCCACCATGCTGCAGGTTGAGCCCGTGGCCGGCCGAGGCCGGGTGGAACGCAAGCAGCGGCAGCGTCCCCGCGTTCCAGGCTGCGACCAGCTGCGCAGCCTCGCGTGCTGATGTCGGACCGCCGAGCGCCGGCACCTCGCCGAAAACGCGCCGAACAGTGCGCAGGTCTTCGACGAACTCGTACGCGATCAGCAGCGGCTCGCCGTCGAGGCTCTCGACCAGCTCGCGCAACCACTCGATCTTGAGGTCGTGGACGAACACCGGATCGTCGGCGCCTTCGCCATAGAGGAAGCCATTGGCGAGCTGGGCCAGCTTGCCGGTGGCGATCAGCGGCGAGGCAGCCTCGATCGAGCGGTCGCCGACCTCCGCAAAGAGCTCCCGCGCCATCGTGCGATAGGTCGCCATGACGGATTCCGGCAGCGCGAGCGGCGTCAGCACGACGTTGAGCGGCGGCAGGTCGGGCATGTCCTCGTCGGCGACCGTCATCGCGACGGTGCCGAAGTCGGCGGCGATCCGTTCTTCCGCCCCCGGCAGCGCCACCCACTCGCGACCGAACGGATCACGCGGCCGGAAGTGCCGTTTTTGCCAAGGCAGGAAGGCGCGCCCCCACAGCGCGCCGTTGGTGACGATGGCGGCCGGCATGAACAGGTCCCGGCTCGAATTGGGACGAGGAGTCCCCGTCAGCCCCCAGCGCGTCCGGAAGCGCCCGGCGATTTTCAGGAGCGCGCGGGCGCGCTTGCCGCTGGAATCCTTGAGCCGCGAGGTCTCATCGATGATCAGCACGTCGAACAGCGGATGGTCGTCGGCAACCGCGGCGAGCTCGCCGGCGAGCCAGGGCACGAGATCGATCCCGATCACCGTCAGCTCGCGCGCCGGCGCGCCAACGAGCAGCTCTCTCCGACGCTCCGGGCCGCCCTCGAGCACGCCGACGCGCAGATGGGCTAGGTGCGGCCAGTAGGCGGGCTCCGCCGGCCATACGGTCGTAGCGACGAGCTTGGGGGCAATGACAAGAGCGTGGCGCCGATGCCCGTCGCGGATCAGTTCGGCGAGCGCCGTCAGCGCGGCAGCGCCCTTGCCGGCGCCAAGCGGTGCGATCAAGAAAGCGGAATCGCGCTCATACAGGAACGTCGCGGCGCGCTGCTGGTGGCCCCACAGCCGGCGGGAGGTGAAGGGCGCGTTCATCGTCCGTAGACCCGGCCGCTCTTGATCGCTTTCCAAGACGGCAACGGCCAGCTGATGTGCTCCGCAAGATCCAAGTCGAGTAACCAATCTAGTTTCTGGAGGGCGTCGAATGCCTGATCATTCTTGCCGCGCTCGGCCAACTTATTGATCTGTTGGCGCACATAACCCAGGTTCGGGAACCTTTTGTTTTGCTCCCGCTCCAGCACATCTTGCTCGTCCGTGTAAGTTTGCAACGCGCGCTCGACACGCTCATCAAAGCCGGGGATTTGTGCCTCCGCTTCCTTCTTCGTGGCATAGCCGCAGAAGTGCGGAGTGAACCCGACCTCGTCGCATTCCCAACCGACGTCCCAGGTGCCGTTATATGGATTTTGCTCGACAACAATTTTCGATTCCGACTCGTTCATTTGCTTCCGTTTGTTCATTGTTTGCTCCCATGAAGTGCGGCCTTGCTCTTGGTGTAATAGTGAGCCACAGACTCCTCCGATTGCAGCGGCAGGCCTGCGGCCCAGTCCGGCAAGGTCAACATTTCGCGCCGTAGGATCGCCTTCGCCTCCTCGGCGCGCGCCTCGTCGACCTCGCAGACGATTTCGTCGTGCGTCGTCATCCGAATCGGCATGAACGCAAGCGCCGGGTTCGTCTCGATTCGGGTTACTGCCCGGCGCAGGAGGTCGGCGGCGACCGCCTGGGTACTGTTCTCCGCCAACGTGCCGTGCCACAACTTCGCGCGCCCGCGGGCGCGTCGAAATGACAACTCGCGGCGCTTCTCGCCGTTCGGCTTGCCCGCCCGGTCGAGAACGTCGACGTCGCGCCAGCGCGGGCGCGGATAGGTCAGCAGTCGGCCTGACGGCAGCGCCATGAACAGCGTTCCGCCGAGGTAGTCCTCGCGGTAGGCGAAGGCGATCCGTCCTGCCGTGGTGACCTGGCCGGGGATTTCCCAGGCGCGCATCGCGGCGCCCCACAAGCCGAAGCTTTCGCCGTCGCGATGGGCGCCCCAGAATTCCGGCGCCCACGGGTTCGCTGCGCGCCAGGCGTCGACGATACGACGCGCCTCGTCGTCGTCGAGTTGGATGCGATAATTCAGGGCCATGTTCTGCAGCGCGCCGACGGAACCACCGAAGCCGAGGCTCAAGGTGGCTACCTTGCCAATGCCGCGCTGCAGCTTTGTTATCTCGCCCGGATCCTGGTGCAGGATATTGGCGGCGGAGATAGCGTACATATCGGGGCGCGTGGGGTCGCGATCGTTGGCCCGGAAGATATCGAGGATTCGCTCGGCACCCTCCGAGGCGGCAAGCCAGGGCGTAATCCGCGCCTCGACTGCCGACCAATCCGACCACACAAACACTTTCCCCGGCCCCGCGATGATTGCGGGCCGCACGAGGAGCGCGAGTTTGCGCGCCACCGGTACGTCGCGAGGCTCCGCTGCAGCTAATCCAGCGTAGCTGCAGCCCTCGGCGATCGCATCAACGAGCGCCGCCTCGGCAGCGCCGTCCTCGCCAAGAACATCGCGCGTGAGATTCTGAATCTGCGCGCCGCGGCTGGTTGCGCGCCCGGTTTGCCCGGCGCCGGCGAAGTGGTACTGGCCGCGCAACACGCCATCGACTTGTTGCGCCACCAGGCGCGCAAACTTCTTGGGGGAAGCGCCGGCGCCGAACAGGCGCAGCGTCGCGACTTCGTAGGCCTTCGTCTCGTCAGCGCTAAGGCCGCCGTTCGCGCGTTTGACCTCGAGCATGGCGAGCAACTGCTCCACGCGCGCGCGTTTCAGGCTGAACGCCGGCCCCGCTTCCTGCTCGTCATTCGTCGTCATCGTCGTCGTCGTCGTCATCGTCCGCAGACGCGCCGGCTATCAGCACTGCGCGCATTGCTGCGTCGGGGAGGCGGTCATGTAGCCAGGCAGCGATCCGCTTCGCCTGCCCGACCGTGGTTACGACTCCGCCGGTAAGCACGCGCAGCCGGCGGCCAATGGCGGCGGCGTCCTCGGCAGCCAGGGCAGCGGCGCGCACCGCGAAGGCCATATCGAGCACCACGCCCCGACGATTGACACGCTCGAAGGCCCAGTATTCCTGCCACTCTGCGAGCGGCAGTGGCCGCGTTCGGCGATAAACATCGCGCATCGCCTCGACGTCCTGGCGCGCGTAGGCGAGGAATCGCTCCCACTCCGCGGGGTGCGCGCGGGGGTCCGCGCCGCCGATGCTGAACAGCCGGATCAGCTTCTTGCCGTCCTTCTGCTTGCCCGCGCCGCTGAGCGCGCGCGAGGCGCTCTCCAGGTCGGTTGGCAAGTTGGAGACACCGGCCTGGACCATTACGTCGATGACGCGCTCGGGCTCCAGAAAGGGGAATCCCAGCGTGGCGTAGTTCCACACCGCGCTATCGAAACTTGCATTCCATGCGGCGAGGATCGCGCTACGGGCGACAGCAGCGCGCAAATTGTTTGGCGCGTGGCGCCAGTCGAGGATCGCGCCGCCGGCATGCCACGTCAGTGCGGGCGAATTGCCGATGGCGTAGGCCAGAACAATCGCGCGCGTCGATACGTCGGCGGCGTAGCGGACGGCCCCTACGGCCTTTAAGTCGAGCGCGCTGGCCGTCTCGAAATCGTGCCACACGATTTCATCAACATCGAACATCTGAGCCCCCAAAAAATTGGGCGAGGCTGCTGCGCAGTCAGCCTCGCCCGCTAGGTGCGCATCGGCGCTACGCTACGCGCCGGCGGCGCGGCTGGTTGTCGTTGGTAGGCGGCGACGTCGGCGTAGGCGCCGGCGCCGGCGCCGGACCGTTCAACGGCATCCAACTCACAATCGAGAGCAACGGCGTCCATACGCGGCCGTGCTGACCGTGCTGGTACGAGTCTTTCTCAAGCTGCACGATCGGCACAACTTTGCCGCCGTGCTCGCCGGCGAGTCGATCGCGCACTGCCTCGATCAGTCCGGCGACGGCCTTGATGCCGCCGTCGGTAGTCGGCTTGTAGACCGCCTCAATGCCGGCGTCGGTGCCGCCGGTACACTTCATGTTGACCGCCCATTGCTCGGCCCAAGGGCAGCCGTGGTCGGGAAGGTCCGCGATGTCGGGCTTCGGCTGGCTCACGGAAACGAGGCGCTCGCCGACAACCTTGTTGTTGTCGCCGAAGGCGATGAAGCCCCAGCGGAACGTGAGCGGATTAACGGCCCAGGAGCTCCCGTCTTCGACGATGGTGCGCCGCTGCCCGAACGACCAGGTCCCGTCGCCTTCGCGCTTGAACTGAAGCATGGGGAGTCCGGAGCGGCCAACAACTGCCGAAGTGTCGACATTGGCGAGCGCCGTCTCGAGCGCCGCCAACGAAGTGAGCGCTCCTGCCGCCGGCGCGCGAGTGACCGCCTGCCCTTCGCGCCTGTTGTCATTATCGTGATCGTGTTCGGAGCGATCATCGCGATCGTGTTCATGTTTAGGATTAGTCATAGCTTAGCCTACCTCCTGGAAGGCTTTGAGTGCCGCGGAAAACGACCGCACGATCTCGCCTCGTCCGGGCATCGGGGCGCGCGCGTTCTCGCTCCGCACCAAGGAGATCCCGGAGCGGTGCGAATCGATTAATTCGGATGGGACCCTCAGGCCGCGCGCTCGGGCGCGCAGCTCAATTTGTTTTGGCGAGCGCATCGCCTCGGTGATGATATCGTCGCGGGCGAGGCCGAGCCGGATTAGCGCGCCGATTGCAGCGTTCTCGTCCCGCCAATGACGCTCGGCGCGGCCTGCCGAGAGCGCGTAGCCGGGTACGGCGTCGCCATTCTCCAGCGCGCGCTTCGCCTGATTATGCAGCTCTGTGCGCAGGTCCTTGATCGCGTCGACGAGATCCAACCCGGCACCGAGCGCTTGCAGATAGGTGTCCTTCGAGGGCGCCGCGGTCGGCAGCGCGAACTGCGCGAGATCGAGCAGCGGGCCGGTATGGGCCGGGCAGATCGGGCGCGCTGCGCAAAAGCGGCAATGGTCGCCGCGCTGCAGGTGCGGCGCGGACCCGAGCGCTTCTGCGCATTTCGCGCGATAGCCTGAAATGAACTCGTCAAGCTCGTCGTGTGTCACCGTGACGGTAGATTCCAGCTCGGCAGCCGCTTCGATCGATTGCGGCTGCAAGATCGTCAGCACGATCTCGTCGACGCCGCCAAAGAATTCAGGGAACGAGTGGCGGGCAGCGGCGCCATAGAACGCAAGCTGCGGGTTGATGACGTCTTCGTCGCCGTCAGGGTAAAGCGCGAGAACGCGCACGCCGGCGCCGAACTTGAAGTCGACGACGTGCACGGTGGCACCAATGCGGACGATCAGGTCGCAGGTGCCAAAGGTGTCGGGGATGGTCGGAAAAACAACACGCTGCTCGAGAAAGTATTCCGCTCCGGGCGCGTCGAGAAGCGCTACCACGTAAGTGAGCACGGGCCGCAAGGCGAGCTCGATGTCGTCGTCAGTGATAGTGTAGCTACCGATCGTCTTACCGCGCAGGCTGTCGACGGAAGGCGCGTTATCTTCGAGCAGAAGCGTCACCGCGGCATGAAGCGTTGTGCCGCGCTCCGCGTAGGAAGACGTCTTACGCAGCTGTTGGGGCACCCGCTCGACAAGGCGGACGGAAGCGGGGCAACGCAGGACGCGGGCCGCGACGCTACCACCAAATGGCGAGTGCTTTTCGAGCGCGCGCTCCGTGGTGATGATCATCATGCCTGTGATCTCGACCACGGCGAGCGCGCCGGTGACTCGAACTCCGCCGATTCCGAGAAAGCGATGTCGCAGCCAATGAATTCGCGCCCGAGTTCGTGGGCGGCGCGCAGCACGTTGAACGAGCCGGCCGCCGGGTCGACGATGAGATCGCCACGATTCGTGGTGGCGGCGATTAGCCTCTTGATCAAGTTGATTGGCTTGATGTGCGGATGCTGGCTCCTCGGATGGTTGATCTTCTCAATCCAGCGGTCGGGAATGCCGTGGTCGCGCCATGTGGCCTTCGCCTTCAGTGGCGGCTTTTGCAGCACAATCAGATAAGAACCACGCCTACGCGAGCGGTAACCATTCCCCGGACACTGATTGTCCCAGGCAATCAAATCGACGCATGGGAGTACATCCTCGACCCGCAGATGGTGCGCCCCACAAATGTTGAACGCGTCGGACCACAGCATGAGATAGCCGCTCGGCGTGAGCACGCGCGCCGATTCACGGATGCATGCATCGATGTACTGGGGGGTCATCGGCGGTAGCTTGAATCGTCCTTTCTGTCGCGCACCCTCGTTGCCGTAAGCCAGCTTGTTCAACACGCTCCTGAACTGTGGATCGAAAATCACCAACGGCGGGCACGCGGCTGGAAGCGAATGCAGCAGCGCCAGCGCATCCCCGTATTGGGCAACATTGAATTGATACGCACTCATGGCTGCGGTCCTAGCTAGATTGTGATTCCGTCAAGCGTTGCGTGTTGAAGGTTGGTTGTGCCAGCGCGTCACGAGCACGCCGCCGATGCCAAGCGATAGAGACGTTGTGCGGCTTCATCGCCGAATGCTGCGAGCAAGGGCGGCGCACCGCTGTTAGCCTTCTCTCGCGTTCCGTCGGGTCGGTGAAAATGAATGCGGTCAGCGAAAAACAGAATGTTCGCCGCGTGCTGCCAGAGCGGCTGAAACCATTCCGTCTCGAGCCTCGCGTGCAGAAGCGTGATGCCATTGTTGTGTTGAGCAAGGCGGGCGATCCAAGCACCGACCTCGTAGCGATTAAACGGTGGATTGACATAGACAAAGCCGAACCACTCACGGTCCAAGCCGTGCGTCGACCAGTTGGTTTTGGCGCAAGCCCAAGGACGATCAGCTGAGGCACATGGATCAAGATCGAATGGGCCGACCGCGTCGATGATCCACTTGGGCGTGATCCAATTTTGAGATTTTCCGACACAGGTTTGATGAGAACCTAAAGTCACAACACGACTCCTTTCAAAAGGTGACGCCGCCGGCATCGCGACCGGAAGTAGTTGATATGCGGGGAAAAGCTCTGCTAAAGAGGCGATTGCTCGCCCCTTACGCGCGGGTAAGCCGGCGCCCTGCCGGCTGCCCGCTCGACTTCTCAAAAATGGATCAACGGGACGCGACACCGCCAAGTCGCAAGCGTGGCGCCCCAATTGTGCCCATCCACCATGATCTCGCGCGCGTCCTTCGGATTGCCCGAGAGCTCGAGGCCGCTGCGATACTTTGGTGGTTGCCGGTGGTAAGGCCGCCGTGCTCGCCGCACCGCTACCCTGTAGCGGGGACTGCCCTTCCCTGAAGGTCGCCCGATGTCTCGCGCTTGCCCGATGTCGGACGGGGTGACGCGCGATCCTCTATCGCCCGCATTCGCGCGGCGGTTCATTCACGCGCAGGGGCCGTACCCTTCGAGCCGTCGGCAGATCATACCGCCTGGGGCGCGTTTGCCGCGTGACGTAGTTCTCGGGGATTTGCTCGCCCCGACCGGAAGTCCTGGAAGAAAATGGATGAGGGTGGGTGGGGCAGCGGCTCAAAGCCGCCGCCCATTAACCCGCCGCAATGCCAAGCTTCGCGAGCCAAAGTTTCGCAGGGACGATCCGTCGGCGACCGAATTCAACAGTCGGAATTTCTCCGCGCTCCGCAGCCTGATAGCTGCCCGCACGGCCAAGCCCAACCATCGCTCCAGCAACCGGAATACTGTACGCCAGCGCCCCTAGATTGGGCGGCGGCGCCACCACCGGCACCGGCTTTAGCGCCCTGCTACGTGGTTCGCGCTTCTTGGCTGCGGCCTGAGCCTCAGCCATTGCGAACTCCCTGACCTCCCGGAGCCGAAAATGACTTGCGCGGGCTCTCTCGTCCATTATTATCCCGTCTGACGTATGGAGAATTATGTCAGACAGCTAAGATAATTTGTCACCCATGGGCGGAGAGTTTGATGCCGAAGGCGAGTACGAAAGCAAGGCGAGTCCGCAAGGTCGCACCAAAGCGTAAGGCAGAATTCAAACCGTGCCGGCTCAGCGTCCGGTGCACCGAGGACATGCAGGACGCGATCGAAACGGCCCGAGAAGAGAGCGGCCGGACGTTTTCCGGCGAGGTTGAACACCAGCTTGCCCGAGCGCTCTTCGAGTGGGGCACCGGGCCGACGCATGCAGTCATGACCGCGATCGGCCGGGCGATCGACAGCGTCGCCCGGATGCAGCTCGACGAGCGCGGGGGCTGGGCGAGGGACAGTCGGGCACGGTGGTGGCGCGACCCGTACCTATTTACCCAGGCCGCGCAAGCCATACTCGCCGCCCTCGACATACTCCGCCCCCAGGGCGCCGTGCCCGAGGACCGGCAGGAGCTGCTCGATCTCGGAGGTCCACGCCAAGGGCGCTTCGCGATCGAGTCGGTTCTGCAAGATGTCCAGCTGGTCGATCCGTCGACGCCCCCCGCCGAGCAGAGCCCTCGGGCCTACGCCTACTGGCGCTGGCTGTGCTGGCTCAAGGAGGACCTCGGCTTCCTGGCCGACACGCTCACGGTCCGCGGGCGGAATACCCGCCAGATGCAATACCTGCGCGACCGCTCCGCCGAATTCCGCGACGAGCTCATCGTGCTTAGCCGCGAAGCGGGGAGGCTGCCGGAAGGAATGTCTATGGCGGAATACCAGAACATCTCTCGAGAAGAGCTCGAGGCTCGCAATTTGACTCCCGAGAAGCGCAAGCGCTTGGGAGAATTACGGCAACGACTTGCGCACCTGAAGGAGGAGATCGAACAGTGAGCGGACATATCCGACGGCGCGGAGCGCACAGCTGGGAATTGAAGTTCGACGCCGGAACCGATCCGGAGACCGGGAAGCGCCTGACCCGCTATCACAGCTTCAAGGGCACCCGGCGGGCGGCACAGGCCAAGCTGATCGAGCTGCTCGCGGCGGTGGGGCAGGGCAGCTACGCCGAGCCCAGCAAGGCTACCGTGACCGATTTCGTGCGGGGTCGAATCGACCAGTGGGAGGCCGCCGGCGATATCACCCCTCGGACGGCGCAGCGCTATCGGCAACTCCTCGATAACCAGATCACGCCGCACATCGGCACCAAGGCGGTACAAAAACTCTCCGTCCTCGAGGTTGAAGGCTGGCACACGGCACTACGGAACGGCGGTCTCGCCGCCCGCACCATCGGCCACGCTAATCGCGTCCTGTCCGGCGCGCTGCGGGACGCGGAGCGCGACGGAACGGTGACCAAGAATGTTGCGCGGCTGCAAGGCGCACCCAAGGTCGCCGAGACCGAAATGGTCATCGTGCGCGACATAGCCGGCCTAGTAGCCAAGCTCCGCGGCGAGCGGCTCTACGTCCCGGCTATGCTGGCGCTGTTCACTGGCATGCGGCTCGGTGAGGTGCTGGCACTGCGCTGGGACCGGATCGTTTTCGACACCAAGGTTATCCAGGTCCGCGAGGCGCTGGAATCGACGACGGCGCACGGCGTGCGCTTCAAGCCGCCGAAGTCCAAGGCTGGCCGCCGCGATATCACCCTGCCGGAGATCCTGGTCGAGGCACTCCGCGAGCACCGCAAGGCCATGCTCGAAATGCGGGTGCGGCTAGGGGCGGGTAAGCTGCCGGACAATGCGCTGCTGTTCGCCAACCTCGAAGGCGAGCCGCTCCAGCCCAGCAACGTATCGTCCGACTGGGGCGACCTCGCCGAGCGCATCGGCGAGCCCGGCGTGACGTTCCACGGGCTACGTCACACCCATGCCTCCCAGCTCATCGCCAGCGGCGTGGACATCGTCACCATCTCGAAGCGGCTGGGCCACGCCAGGCCGAGCGTGACGCTTGCGGTCTATGCTCACATGTTCCATACGGACGACAGCAAGGCCGCAGCGGCGATCGATGCCGCGCTCAAGCGCTAGGGAGAATGACGTGGCTCGCCCACGGCGTCGCCGCTTTGAAGGCCGCCCAATCGAAGGTGCAGGAAAAAATGCGAGATCACTGCGTCCTAGAAAAAACCACCTGCAGTTTTACAGCGCGCTCAGCGGTCTTAATTATCATTTTGACAATTGGCTTCTACCTCGCGAGCGTGAAGAAGCTGCGATGACGAGCGTCATTCTGGCGCTGCAGAACATCCTGGAGTACGAAACCGAACTTGCGATTTTGAGTACCGTCTCACCGAATTCAAGCCGGCGAGATCGGAAATTAAAAAAGGGCATCCAAGAACGTCGCGCAAGCTTCACAACGAAATTTGAGTGGTTGCGAGATAAGCGCCTTATCTCAAGGGCCGACGTGCAGGTGATGGAGGCAATAAGGGACATTCGAAACGAGCACGCACATTGGCGACCGAGCGCTACGCGACGCGAGCTAAAGTACTTTGGGACTCCGTTGCTGACGAGCAAAGCGGTGAAGCAAATTCTCTTGGACGTGCAGCCGATAGTCGAGAAGTTGCGCGGCATCTCTGGAAGCAAAGAGACGCTGGCGGTTATCCCTGGGCCGAGCTTCTTTGCTGAACTTGATCGTATTGGTCGGTCGGGTACACCTTGATCATGGACACGCTAGCGGTGCGGCTGGTACGAAGCCGGCACAAAAGTCGCTACAGACGGGTGGCAATCGGGTGGCAATCGTTCACTTTTGTTCCCCAAGAATTCGCGCTAAGTGTTTGAAACTACAAGTCTGGAGAGGTGGCCGAGTGGCTGAAGGCGGCGGTTTGCTAAACCGTTATACGGTCTAAAGCCGTATCATGGGTTCGAATCCCATCCTCTCCGCCAAATTC